CTTGATGAGGATAAGCAATAGCGGGTCTTATTGAAGGTCTCATACCAAAAGATGGTATTCTTGGTCCGGGTAACTGCATTATGTTTTTTGGTCCATCTTGATCTAAATCAATATTAAATTTTTGCTCTGCTTCTTGTTGCACACCATCTAAATAAGGATCTATCTCTTGACCCATACTATTTCTTATCTCATTACCAAACTGCGCAAGTCCTCCAGAGGCCATCTTCATAGGCGCGCTTGTACCCACACCTTCTGACACTGCACTTTGAGGAGCCATTGCTTCAGGCATACCCATCATACCTTGTTGAGGAACGCCTGCTGATGCAACTGCTTCTTCTGCTACTGTAGGTTGTTGTTGAGCTTGTCTGGCTTCAAAGTCACCCTTAACCCTTTTTCTTCTATTTAACTCAGATAAAACAAGAAACTGTGGTGTGGAGCCACTAGGCTGTTGCATTTCTTTAACAAGCTGATCTTGTGAAAAGTTTTTTAGATCATCTTGAACTTGTAATAAATTCATCATGCGCCTGTTATCCCTTTATATAGTCCTAAACCAGCTATACCTGTTCCAAGTAAATCTTTTACTGGATTATACTGTTGAAATTTAGTTGTTTCAGTAGATGGCTGCACAGGTATACCTCTTAGCAATGAAGAATAAAACTGTAACTGCTCTCTTGGATAATCTCTTTGTCTGACAAAATCTTCGTAATCTAGGTCAAGTCCAGCCTGATCTCTTGCCTGCCTGTCTTTAGCGATCTTTTCTAATAACTGCGCAGACTCAATATCACCTGCTCTAGCCTTCTCTCCTAATGCGGCTAATTGCATACCCTGTTGCGTAAGAGCATCAGCTGCTCCTAAACCAAGTTTTTCAGCTGCCATTCTAGAGTCTCTGTCTGCTCCAAACTGTCTTTGTGCGGCTTCAAAAGCCTTTTGCTGACCTGTAGCCTGTATATCACCTAACTGTCTTTGTAATGCTTCATTAGCCATTCCTTGTTGAACAGCACCCCTGCTACCTCCAAATGCACCTGCATCAACTGCAGAAGCATCTCTTCCTGCTTGTTGTCTTTGAAAGTCTAATATAGCTTGGTTTTTTTGAGAATCTAATACAGTTTGCAAATATGGAGACATATATTTTTGAGCTTGAGCCGTATCAAAATCTTGTGATTGATACTGTGTTCCCTGTAATGCTCTATTCATTGCGGTTGTAGTGCCTGCTGTTGCTGTGTCAAAACCAGCAATAGGAGAACCAGCAACTTGTCTTGCTAAATCCCTTGATGCTTGCGTGTCTTGATTTTCTGCAGCTAGTCTTTGACCTTCATAAGGAGTATAATCACGCTTTGACTCTGCTTCTGCTCTTTGAATTAACCTAGTAGCATACGGCTCGTAGTAATCAGGCAAAGATGTTTGCGTTATATTTTGTTCTGTTGGTTGACTTGGAGGTCTTGATCCGCCTTTACCCATTATCCATCTCCATTCTATATGCTATATACTCAGGTTCCCAATTATATTTCTTTAAAACTTTTGCCCATGCTTTTCTACCATAACCTTCTAAATGACTGCATCCACAGTCTTTGGCATAATCTTTTAATATTTCCATAGCTTTTGGCAACCACTCCATCATTCTTTTACCGCCTATCCAATCCATAGCCATAGCCTTTCTATTGGGATACCATATTATTCTAGTAGTTAACGCTGCTATAACTTTTTCTCCATCTTTATTATCTACTATTAACCAAAGATTATAATAGCCTTCTGTTATATTCCTATAAATATCATCTATATGATACTTACCACCGCTTGTCTCTATGGCTTTGTACAATAAGCCGCTTACATCACCCCAAACTATATCTACTGCCTCACGAGGCACAGCTGTGCATATCATGCAGGCAACATCATCTCATCAGGTATTGCAGGTGGCTGTGTCTTACCACCAGTTCTTAGTTCTCTTACTCTATCCATCATTTCTTCTAATTTATTAGAACCTGCATCTGAGGAGCCATTACCGATTCCGCTAACAACATCAGCAGGAACAACAAACTCGCCATCAGAAAGTAATACATCCTGATCTCCTTCCATAGAAGCAGGTATCATGTCAGCCATGCCGTCACCAGCGCCTTCAACCATACCATCTCCTTCTTGTGGACCAGCTGCAATATCTCCAGATTGGACTCTAGCAACAAGATCTTGTAGAGCATCCTGCCCAAACTGAGCTACAAACTGACCCAAGATAACCTGTTGTTGATCAGGGTCTGTTATTTCTCCTTGTATGACATCAATAGCACTACTAATTAACTCTTTATCGTTCATGCCTTCTTCTGTCATGCCACCTAATCCCATATCCATAGCTGCCATCTCGTCTTCTAATGGACCGCCTTCCGCCATGTAGTTTGGTGCAAAGTTATAGTCAAACTCACTAGTATCATCAGGATCACGCTTTTTCTTAAATCTAACAGTATCTTCAGGAGCCATGCCTTCTGGATATATTTTCTTTTCTTTTTTCTCATACTCAGGTGGCTTGATCATTGAGTCTGCCATTAGACCACCTAAACCTGCTCCTACGGCTTCAGGTCTTGTTAGTTGAGACATAAAACTGCCTCCAAGTGGAGTTGTTCCTGCTTGAAAAGGTACATTTGTTAATCCTGTTGCACCCCCTCCTATTTTTGCCGCAATATCTGGATTTCCTGCAAATGGTGTAGCTTTCGCAGCTGCTATAGTAGGGTCAACAGACGCGCCACCTGCGCCACCTAACTGACCCCCCAAGTAACCACCAAGCCCTCCTAAAGCAGCGCCTCTCAAAGCGTCATCTGTGCTTCCACCTTGTAGTAGAGATCCTATTCCACCACCTATTGCACTAGCAACCATAGGGCTAATTGAGAGTCCAAGACCAGCTGGACCTAATAAAGCTGGTGCTGCTAAACTAAATATTGTTGATAACATATTAGGCTCCTACTGCTTTCATTCTATTTATTAATCTCTCTGCTCTATTTGGTACTTGTGTTCTCCACTTTGACTGATACATCTGAACCGATGCCTCTTCCCAATTATTCTCATTTACAGCTTTCTTTAGTTTACTAAACTTTGAGAGCCTTGTGTACCCCAGATTATACATCATATTGCATAATATTAATTTTACTTCTTCTGGTAACTTATAAAAACCTTTATATAACTTTTCACAATCTTTTATTGTTCCCATTATATCTTCATTAAAACAACTGTTCACACGCTTTTTACTTACTGGTGTGCCTACAGCTTGTCCATACTCTGGGTCAGAATTACGGACCAGATGACCAATCCCAAAAGTAGGCAAGTTGAGGTGATCCAAATAAATTTCATGTACGTTCCCTTCATCTGCTTCTATTTCTGTTCTTAATTGTTCTATATCCACGATTATCTCCTTTGATTCTTTTTAACACATTGTACATGCTTGTAATAAAAATAATTACCTATCTTATTAAAAAACTTAGATAAC